AATCGGGAACGATCACTGGCTCGACCTGCCGCCCGAGGCCCTGGCCGTGATCCAGCGCCAGCCGCGTAAGGACGCGCGCATTTTCCCGGCCAGCACCGACGCCGTGACGGCCGCGTTCACGCGCGCCTGCAAAGTGCTGGGCATCGAGGATCTGCATTTCCACGATCTGCGCCACGACGGCGTCAGCCGGCTGTTCGAGCTCGGGTGGACCATCCCCCAGGTGGCGATGGTCAGCGGGCACCGCAGCTGGCAATCGCTCAAGCGATACACGCACATCAGGGAGCGCGGCAACAAATACGCCGACTGGCCAAAAAAAACCCGGCGCTAGGCCGGGTGAAGGGAGTGTCCCATCCCAAGGAGCAAGAATGGTGATGGTCGGCGCAAGCCTGGATAAAGCACCATTTAGCCCTCTTACTACAGACCACTGCCCAGCGTCATTAGCGCCATTAGCGGCAATCTTGGCGGGCCGCTAACGCCTCGCCACTGCACCAACCATCACAGAAGCCGGCCAGCACCAACCATAACCCCTCACCAGCAAACACACTCTGGCCGGCTTCTGTGATAGTCCCCGTCTTTCCGGGGTGTCAGATGCCAAGCACACCATGTCTTGCAGGACGCTTGAATGCTACCATGATCGGGACAACCCGAGCACACCATGATCCAAATTTCCGTCTCCTCCGAAATTGAAAACGCCATCCGCCAGCTGCAGACCATTTCCGAGGCGCAGCAGCTCCGGTTCGCCGTCGCCAAAGCCCTGACCAACACCGCCGTCGAGGTCCAGAAGGAAGTGCGCAAGAACATGCCCGGGCGCTTCACCCTGCGCCGGCAGTGGGTGGTAAACGGCATCCTGGTGGAGCGCGCCACCAAGGACAACCTGACCGCCACGGTCTACAGCCGCGACAAGTTCATGGGCTTGCAGGAAGTCGGCGGGCCGAAATCCCCGCTGCGCCAGTATCTGGCCGTGCCGACCTCGATGGTGCGCCGGACAAAAACCGACGTGATCACCAAGGCCGACCGCCCGAAGAACCTCGGCGACAAGGCCGAGGTCATTGAGTACGAGGGCCGCAAATGGCTGGCGCTGAAGCGCCCCCGCAAGGGAGCGAACAATCAGCGCCTGCGCCTGCTCTACCTGCTGGTACCCCGCGCGCAGCTGCAGAAGCGCCTGGGGCTCGGGGAGGACGCGCAGAAGGTTGCCAAGCTGCGGTTCAGCCAGAACCTCAAGGACGCGATGGAATTCGCCATGCGCACCGCCAGAAGGTGATCAGGCCACCATCGTGCCGGCCGTGCGCTCCACCTGGTCGACCCGCGCCAGCCAGCCCTTGATGAACCTGCGCTGCGCCGGGTCCCTGTCCACCAGGCCCTTGTAGAACGACTCCTTGGCCGCGCTGAACTGCGCCAGCACCTCGGCGGCATTCGCGCGCTGAACCGCCGCCATCGTTGCCGGGCCGATCATCCCGTCCTCGGCCACGCCGACCGCGCGCTGCAGGAACTTCGCCGCCCGGCCAGGCCCGGCGTTCACCGCGAAGTCGAACACCGCATAGTCCAGCCCGGCCGGCAAGTCGTCGCCGCGCACTTTGTCCCAATACTGCGACTTGTAGAAGGGCTTGACCATGTCGCGCGTCAGCTGGCGCATTTCGCCGTCGCGGATCGGACGGCCCTTGTACTCGCCCCAGGCTGCGCGCGTCACGCCGAGGTTTGTCTCCCCGCCGTGGTCCGCGTTGTCGTTGACGTAGCCCCCCTCGGATTTCAGCACCAGATCGAATGCGCGGTCCCAGTTCGGGATCATGTCGCAGCCACTCCGTTGGTCTTTTCCGCTGTACGTCACCCGCCAAGGCCCAACATACCGATGAGCACCGGCAGCATCTCGCCGAGGTCAGCCGGCGACATGGTGATGGGCCGACCGATGGCGAGCATGACGAATTTCGCCAGCGGCAGGCCGACCCAGTTCCACGCGCAGGCCGCGCCGCAGATCCAGCCGATCGCCGGCCGCCAGCCCGAGACGAACACGCTGGCGCTGCCGGCCTCGACCTTGTTGATCTCGAGCTGGCCCTGGATCACCATCACGGCGGCGGCCAGCTGCTGCTTCTCCTGCTCCGACTTGTCTGGCCAGATCTTGCTGATGTGTTCGCCAGGTCGGCGACCGAACCGATGCCGGTGATGTCGAGGGCCATGTCAGATCCTGAGTCCGTGGTTCTTGAGGAAGTCGAGCGCGATGTAGCCGACGCCGACGATCGCAGACCAGATCAGGCCGCCCAGCGTTTTCTCGATCACGGCGTCCCGGAACCGGATCTTGCGCGATTCGGCCTCGATCGCCAGGCGCACCCACTGCAGCTCCTCGTCGGACAGCTGCGGCGACGATGCGCGCACCACGTCGACCACTTCGGCGATGAATTCCCTGCGTTCTTCTGGCGTCATGCGTCACTCGTAGAGGATGTTGATGCTGCCGGCGTCGAAGGTGTCGGTGCCGTTGACGGTGGTGATGCGGATGCGGTCAAGGGTGCCAGCCAGGGTCTTGGTGCCGGATGCGTGCGCGCCAGTACCGACATCGGTCCTGCACAGCACCCCGGCGTTCACCCAGGTGTTGCCGCCCAAATTCGTCAGCACCATAGCGCCCGATCGGACGTTTGCTGCTGCCACAGATCCGCTGACGAGGAAGCCCGTGGTCGATGTCGCAATGGTCGAATCCCAGCCGGTTGACGAATACCCGGTGGTCTCGAAACCGGAGGAGGTGCCGATCTGCATCTGAATGTTGCTGGTGCCGCTGGTCGACACGCCGTTGAACATCACCGTGATGCGTTTGACCCACGATGGAATTCCGGTGAAGTCCTTTGCTGTGCCCGAGGTTGCGGCCTGGGCTGATCCCTGCGTCAGCGGCTGCGCCAGTTTTGCTGGCGTCACTGCCGCATCAGCAAGTTGCGTGGTTCCAATTGATCCAGGCGCATGAAGTTCTGACTGTATTTGCTGCGTCATTTATTGCTCGCATAATTTGCCAATGTTGCAATAATTTCATCCACTGTTACAGCGGCATCAATCTGCGCCTGCTTTTTGATGTACTTCTCGCGGATTGCCTGCCGGGCCGACTCCGCTTCCTGCTCGGCCGTTCCCGGTATCCGCTTGGCGATGATCTCGTCGTAGGGCGCGAACTCCTCGGCGCGCTTGGCGCGCCTGATATCGTGCCCAATGGCCTTGGCCTTGTCGAGGTTGATGACGATCATTTTGTGATCTCCTGTGCCTGCGCAGCCGCCAGCTCGGCTGAACGCGCTTCCTTGGCGGCCTGCTCGGCTGCCGCCCGCTCGGCAAACCATGCGTCCGCGCCGATGCCGTAGCCGTGCGGCTGGCTGAAGTCGGCCTCGAAGGCACCGAAGAACGTGTGATCTTCCGGCACCTGATCTGCCGGCACCAGCAGATACGGCTTGCCGGCAGGAACGTCTTTGCGGGCGATTTCCTCGACGGCCAGGCCGCAGCCGGGCGCGGGATAGCAGAGCACGATGCCGCCGTTGTCGTTGGGGAAGATGATGACTTGATCCATGTGTTTGTCCTTAGCGGAATACGGCGATGTTGGCTCCGATTAGGTCTTGCGTGGTTATGCCACCTGGCTTGACCAAAACTCGGGCGCTTGTTGTGGTGACGCCTGTAGTCAAGGCACCAACCGACCAAGCTTCTGTGTTGCTAAATGTGCCGGAGCCGACAATGGCGTAGTTGGCATCCGGCATTGCATTCGCAAAATTGATCGTGTAATCCCCGGTGCCGTTCTTGTAGACGCTCGATATGCCCCCAGAGCCCCTGATGGTCTGGTTCGCGCCAATGCTTCCAGTGCCGTTGAAGTTCACCCAGGCGCGGCAGCCGTAAGCAATGGCGACAGAGCCATAGCCGGAGTTGAACTTCAGATTTCGCGCTACATCAACGCGCAGTCCTTCAACACCTCGATATGAATTCCTTGCACCAGCCGGAGTAGTGGAGACAAACCACTCGCTCGATCCGTCAGTGTTTACATCGACTCCATTATTGACGACCGGCACGCCGTTCTCATTTCGGTAGTCCAGGAACTGCATCCTGTAAGCAGATGCACTGGAATCTGTGGACTGAATGGCTATGCCAAATTGAGACCCCGTGCCGGATACGCGGGCCGCAGTGCCAGATGCCCCTGCGACATCGAGCTTGGCCCCAGGGGATGCCGTTCCGACGCCAAAGTTTCCGCTGGTATCCCATGCCGGGCCGCCAGTCGATAGCTTGGCTGGCGTAACAGCACCATCGGCAATTTTTGCCTGAGTAACAGATCCATCGGCAATTTTTGCCTGAGTAACAGATCCATCTGCTATGCCTCCTCCAACAGATGTCCATGCACTGCCGTTGTAGCCTTCAAACAACAACAAGTCAGTGTTGAAACGAATAAAACCCGTGGATGGAGATCCATCTCTTTGTGCAGATGTGCCAGATGGAAGTTTTGTCGATCCGTTGGCACCAGTCCTTTCGCCAAGGCTTACCAGCGCGGCGGCTGCAGTGGTGGCCCCGGTCCCGCCGCTTGCGATCGCCAGCGTTGCCGACAGGCCAGCCGCTGTGCCGCTGATGTTGATGGCGTAGGACGAAGCAAGGTCGTTCCAAGTCGTGCCGTTCCACTTCTGCCACTTGGCGCTTACGCTGCTCCAGCGCACCGCGTTCGTTGGCACGTTGGTCGGCGACGTGGTGGCCGGATCAAGGCCTAGGGCCAAATCGCTTGTCGTGGCCTTCAGGTAGGACAGGACGTTGGCGTAGGTGTCTGTCGAGACTGGTTTGCTGAAATCGGCCATGATTTATGTGCCCCGGATCGACCACGACGCAGTGCCGCTGACCCGAGATCCTGATGAGTTGAACAAGTATATCCTCATGCCCTCCGGATAGGTGGACACGTTGCCGCTGGTGTTTGCCGTGGTCAGCGCCACCGTGTACTGGTTCGCGCTGACCACGCTGGACACCGTGTAAACGCCCGACGGCGCGGTGCCAGAAGTGAAACTCAGGCGCACGTTCTGACCGACTACCAGGCTGTGACCGGTGGCGTTGACCGTGCAGACGTTGCTCGTGACGCTATATGTGCCAGCGATCACCGAATCGAGGAAGTCGTAAACGGCTGTCACCGGGGTTGTGCTCTGCGGCGTCACGGTAATAGACGCAACATCGACAAACGTGGTTGAGAAGTTGGCGACCGTGCCGCTGGCATCGCTTGCCGAGCAGACCACCGATCCGGCATCGTTTTTCAGCTTCGCATCCAGCGTCACCGCCAGGGAATTCAGGCTAACAATGCCGGTGCCGGCCGCGTCTGTGACGGTGATGCGAACCTTCACGTAGCGGAAGTTGGTCGCGAAGATCTGGTTCTGGCCGGCGTTGTCCAGCCAGGTCGTGCCGTTGACCGACGTGCTGATGGTCGGCGTGATGGTCGGGCTGCCGGCCACTGTCGCTGCCGAGTAGGCCGCGGAAACGCGCGAGGACGCCAGCACCGTGCCGAAGTCGAACGTCTCCTCGTAGTAGCCCGGGCTGCTCGACGGCTGGATAAACACCGGGTAGCCGGCGTTGATCTGGTCCTGCGGGCTGGCCCAGCTGCGCGCCGTGAAGTGGCTGGCCCACGTTTCGGTCGTGTTGACCGGCAGGAGAACCGCGCCATTCTCCAGGAAGGCTGACGACTTGGTGCCGTTGAACGTGCTGTTGAACGAGCCGTAGAGCACGAAATCGGGCGGTTGCGCGACCACGGCGCTGACGCTTACCGGGGCCGACACATAGCCGTCCGTGTCGACGGTCGCCACCCAATATGTGTAGGTGCCACCAGCCGTCTCCATGACGGTCGTGAAAAGGCCATCCTTGCGGCCGTAGTCGACGTCGGCTGTCGCCCAGGTTGGACCACGGCGCAGCACGTAGTGGCTGATCGGCAGCGTGGTCACGTTCGGCTGCCCCCAGTACAGCATGACGGTGTTGTCGATCACCTGCACCCGGGCATTTGTTGGGCTGGCCGGGGCCAGCTTAGTGACGGTCTGCGCGTAGCCCGAGCTCAGGTTGCCCAGCTGGTCGATGGTCCTGACCGTGATCGCGCGGTCGCCAATCCAGTCGGCCGGCAGCGTGATCGTGTTGGACGATGTCGTCAGCACGGTCGACCCGTAGCTGACCTGGTAGCCGCGCAGGCCAAAGTCTGGCGTGACGTTGGTCCATGTCAGCGTCACGGTGGCGCTGGTCGCGCTGGTGTCGAAAAACGACGCCGTGAACGCGCTGATGTTCACGATGCTCGGCGCAGTGAAGGTGACCGTTGCGCTGCTGGCGCTGTAGTTGCCCAGGAAGTCGAAGGCGCGCAGGTAGAAGGTCTGCGATGAACCGGCCGACGGAGCGTTCGTTGTGACGTTGGTCGCGAAGCCGCTGAACACCGCGCCGGCCGTGCCCCATCCGGTGTCGGTCGTGCGCACCTCGTAGCCGATGACATCGAGCTCGACGTTTTGCGCCCAAGACAACGCCAGCTGGTTCAGGTTTACGGTTGACGTGAAGCCGGTCGGCGTCGCGGGCTGCGACGCATAGCTGACCGATGCGGTCGCCCAGTTGCCGCGCCCGATGTTGACGGCGGCCACGCGCACCGATGCGCTGGCATTGTGGTTTGCCGGCCAGCGGTGTGACGTGCCGAACTCGGTTGCCAGCGGTGCCCAGGTGGTGCCGCCGTCGAAGCTGATCTCGGAGACGTAGTGGTCAGCTCCGGGAGCCGCATCCCAGCTGGCGACGTACTGCGGCATGGCCCCGGTGACGTCGATGGCCAGGCGCAATCCTGACACCGCTGGAAGCGGAGCCGTTGTAGGGAGCTGCGAGTAGGCCAGCGCCGGCGCGGTGCGGCCAGACTCTGCCGTGTGGACGGACGGGTCCTCGTTGATCGCTGTGATCTCGACCTGATACTGCCCGCGCGGCTGCACCGAAACGACGCGGGCCGGCTGCCGCCAGGTGTCTCCTGGGCCGAACGCGATGTGCGTGCGCTCCTCGTCGACGCCTACGTAGGGAGTAAACGTCGGGGAGGTGGCCAGCACAAGGACGTTCGGCGTCGCGCCTTGAGTGGCCACGAACGGGCCGTCGATAGATCCGTCGCGCTTGCGCAGGCCAACGTAGTGCGTCTGGCCGGCCGTCCAGGTCAGATCTTCGTTGACGGTCAGCGTCCGCGTGCCAGCGTTCCAGGCAGACACCTCGCCCACCTGCCCCCAAGCCGGGATGTCGTGCTGGATCGCGATCAGATCGCCGAATGCGGGGATGAACCCTTCGGCCTCGGTGCTGAACTTGATGACCTTGCGTCGGTACTTGTTCGCCGCGGACTGGTAGAGCCCTTCCCGAAATGCCTGGTCGCGCTCTGTCACGCCGAGCAGGCTGATCTTTGCTGGGTTCGCACCGGCGCTGCCAGACAGCACGCAGCTGACGGTCGTCTGCTGCCAGGTGTTCTTGTCGAAATAGGTGACCTGCACCGAGTCCGACGTCTCGTTCGTCGGCGTGAGGTAGTTGATCGACATGCTGTTCTGCACGATGTTGCGCATCGAGAACAGCGCCACCGGCACGGTCTGCGCCTGGTCGCGCACGAAATGCAGCACGCCGCCTTGCATGAACGGCTTGGTGCGGGCCACCACGCCGGCTTGCGTCAGCGCCTCCCACAGCGTCGTGGCACTGTCGAACCGCACGTCCAGATAGTCGCCGCGTGCCGCCAGGGTCTGCTCGAGCGCGTAGAGCGCCGGCCAGTCGATGTTCGCCGCCGCGATGCCGCCGCCGTAGACGGTGTTGGTCGCGATGTCGGCCAGGGCTGCAGCCACCGACCTGGTGGCCGATGTCGACGCGGACAGGCCTGTCGACGTCACGGTCTTGATCTTGCGGGTCGCCACGACATTGATCTGCCGCGCCGACATGGACGACAAGTTGTTTGTCGCCTGCGCGCGCACTGCCAGCAACGTGATGTTTCCGTAGTTGCGCGTGTCCGGCATGTAAACGCGCAGCCCAGCCCAGTCAATTTCGTTCCCAGCCCGGCTGCTGGTGTCCTTTGTGTCGGTCCTCGACAGACGTACTTGAAAACGCGGGTATGTCGCCGCGCTGTACGGTGCTGAGTATTTGAACGATTTCCTGACCGGTGTGGTGGTTGCACCGCTGATCGTCTCCGTGGCCAGCGTCACCCAACTTCCGATGGCCACTCCAAGCTGATTCACTTCCTGGGCTTCGATCTTGATGACTGCCGAACGTGAGTCCAACCCGCCTTGATCGTTCGCGTAGTACATGCCGCGCGGTGCCACTAGGTCGATGCCGATGAACTTGCACACAGTGCCCGCGCTGTTCGCCACAAACGGGCCGATCGGCGTCGTGTTCAGCACCTCCTGCCCGGACACCTCAGATGACTGCGTGACGTTGGACGGGAACAGCGTCAGCGTGCCGCCAGGCTGAACCACCTCGTAATTGACATTGGGAAAGCTGCCGATCGGGCTGTCGTTGATCTGAACCGACTCGACGCTGTATTCGCCCTGGCCGATGCACAGCAGCTGGTAGAGGTACTGCTCGTTGCTGGCGTACTCAACATAGGGCTGCGCCGCGAAGTCAGGATAGACGCGCAGCCGGCCATATTGCACGGGAATGGGCTGCCCCAGGCGCGCGGCGTTGCCCTGCGCCTGCAGGCTGTAGGTCGGGCTGGCGGCTGGGATATTGGCCGCGTTTGACAGCGAACTGTTGTTGAGCCCAGGCGGAGGTATCACGGCATTCAGCAGCATCGAGCCGCCGAACATGATTACGCCCGACGCAATTGATGCCGCAGCCGTGGCACCGACACCCAACGCAGCTCCAATAGTCGGAGCAAGATACGGAGCCAGCAAAACGGACGCCGCAATGATCGCCAGCATGCCGATCACGCGAAGCGGGTTCGATCCTCCGCCACCCTGCGGCAGCATGAAGATCACCACCACCTGATCCCCGCCGACCGAACGCTCCCAGTCCTGGCGCAGCACCGGCTGCCCATCGACGAACACCACGAACGGCCGGTCGGTCTTGGGTGTGAGCTTTGAGATTCGGCGGCGATTACGCAGCTGGCGGACCTCGCGGCCCCGCAGTGGGTGGAAGGGGTCGTGGACAGTTACGACGTGCATTTGCGGTAGAACTCCAGGGTATGCCACCCGGAAACACGCAGCGAGGAAACGGTCTGGAACACCACCCCGCCACCCTCGATGCAGTGCAGGACGCCGCCGCCGTCTGCGTCGATCCAGACCCCAACGTGAGACGGATGCTTCGACTGCGACAGCAGCACGGCGTCGCCTTCCTTCGGCGTGTCCACATGATACCAGCGGGCTTTCTCGGGGTGCGATGAAAACGCCCGCACGCAGGCCAGCATGTTGCAGGCGTCAACGTCGACGGCCGGCACGTCCATGGCGAATTGCTCGCGCCACACACGGCGGGCAAACGCCCAGCAATCGTGCTCCTGAGCGACCCACGGGTCGCCGATGTAGCGCAGAGCCCAGTGCGTCATGGCACCAAGCCGGGAAAGGTTTCGATGTTGTAGGTGACGCTGGGGAACCGCTTGTTCACCAGGTCGCCGAAGGTCGCGGTGGCCGTGACCTTGAACACGTCGGCCGAGATGTTGATGATGGTCAGTGCCATCGGCGGGTTGTTCTGCGGCCCGGTCAGATCGCTCGACAGGAACATTCGGTAGATGACCGTGATCGGCGTGCTGGTTGTGACCGCCGCTTCCAGCCCGGTCATGATGTCGCGCGCCACGTTGTCGATCGTGATTTGCAGCGACGGCACGCCAGTGCTGGACACCTCTGGAGGCACGATGTCGAACGCATACCCGACGAACGTGACATAGGTGCTGGCGTCGCGCGGAGCGGTGGCTTCCAGCCTTGCGCTCAGATCCACGAAGTCGCGCACCACGCGAATCGGCGTTACGAACGATGGGTGATAGATCTCCAGCGTGTGGTAGGCGACCACGTTGTTCGGCGCTGCGGCGTAGGCCTCCTTGATGGCCTGGGACAGCGTGCTGTCAGGCATACCGGACCTCCAGCTCCCCGTGCACGCTCCACAGCAGGCCGGCACCTGCCTGGGCCTGGTACGGCTGCATGAATCGCGCCGTGACGGATGTCAGGCCGCTCTGCCCGACCGGAAGGCTGATCGTGAACCACGACGTGCCAGCGGCAGCGCCTCCAGACGCGGAATCCTGGTACCACCAGGTTCGGAACGTCGCCATCTGCGCATCGGTGAACAGCCACTGCACGCTCACGCGGTCGATCTTGGCGAGCGATCGCAGGCGCGCGCGCGCCGTGCCGACCTCCATCTGAGTGCGGACCACCTGGTCCTGCGGATTGGCCTGAAAGCCGGTCAAAAGCGCCCCAGGAAGGGACGCAGGAAAGGTTGCCATGTCAGTATGCCCCTGCGGTGCGGTTCGCGCCGTATGTGCGCTCCAGCGCCGATGTTACCGTGCCCACGCCGCGCGAGATGTCGGCCGCGATGCTGGCCTTTACCTGCTCGATCACCACATCGATGATGCGCTGCCCGTTGCTGTCCTGTCGCTCCTGCGCGGTCGCCTTGGCGTTGCCGGCGTTGTTCACCACGTTCACCACGACGTTCGACCCGCCGCCGCCGCCCTGCATTTTCACGGGGATGTTGCGGCCGTCGGGAAGGGGGACGTAGGCCTCCGGCGTCTTGCCCTCGCCGAACAGCGCCAGCTGCGGGCGGTTGGCGACGCCGCCGTTCGCGTAGGTGTTCAGCGGGAGCGAGCCCGCGGATGTCATGATGCCGCCGTTGGCGAAGCCGAACATGCTGGCCCAGTTCATCGAGCCCATGGCAGCGGCCAGCGGCTTGGTGATGCTCTGCTGGATCTGGATGCGGATCAGGTCAGAAATGATGCTGTCGGCCAAGCTCGCGAAATCCATCTTGCCGGTTTTCACGAAGTTGACCAGCGCGTCCTCCATTCCCTTGAACGCATTGCTGAACAGCGTCTTGGCCGAGTTCGCGGCGTTGGCCACGTTCTCAACGTAGTCCTTCATGGCCGACTTCACGCCAGTGTCGAATGAGCGCGACTTGGCATCCGCGTAATCCAGCGCGGCCATAGTGGCGGTCTTTTTGGCCTCGGCCTCGGCCTTGATCGCCGCCACCCACTCCGGCGACTTGCCGGCAGCTGCGTCCGCGGCTTCCTTTTCGATCCTCAGCGCCTCGGTGTGCTTGCGGTACTCCAGCGACGACATGCCGACCGCATCGGCCTCGCTGCGGATCTGGTCGATGCGCGCCTGCTGGGTGCGCGAGAACTTTGCCACCTCGTCGCCCATCTGGCGCAGGTACGCCGCCCGGTCGCCGTCCGCCTTCAATCCGGCTTTGGTCGATTCGGATTGCAGCTGCGCCAGCTGGTTGCGCAGCGCCTGCAGCTTGGCCTCTTTCTGCACAATGTCGGCTTGGCTGTGCGGGGTTCGTCCGCTTTCGACCGCCATTTCCTGCTCGGCCAGCTTCATGCGCTCGTTCAGCGTGGCTTTTGCGATGCGCAGTTTTTCGGTGTTGTACTCTTCCTCGGTGATCAAGCCCGCGCGGTACTGGTTCTCGACCTTTTGGCTTTCTTGCTCCAGCAGCCCGATGCGTTGTTCGCTGGCACCCTTCAGGCGCTCCAGCTGCAACTGAATGTTGGCGTTCTCCAACGCCGCCAGCTTGCCCGACTGGATCTGCTCGATCTTTTCGCGCACCTCGGCAGCCTTGCGGGCTTTCTCCGCGGCCTCGGTCTGCGCCTTGTCGACCGCCTGCTGCAGCATCCGGGCTTGCTCCTGCAGCACCGCGATTTGCTGGTCGGCGAGCTCCTTGCTGCCGTTCTCGTCCGCGAAGATGTCACCGAACAAACCCTTGCGCGCGCCGCCCGCGCGCTGGAATTCGCTGATCTTGTCGCGCAGGTTCTTCAGCTTGGTTTCAAGCGTCTCCTCGCGGCCGATGTTGAGCATGGCATCCCATGCGCCGGATGCCGCTTTGCCAAGCGCCGACCAGGCCGACTCCAGCAGGCCGACGTCGCGCTTGCGATCCTCGAGCGACTTGTTCAGCGCCTCGCGCCCTCTTTGTCGCCCATCTCCTCCAGCTGCTTAATGTGCTGGAATTGCGCGACGCTGAGGTAGTTGAACTGCCGGTTGTGCTCGGCCGCCCAGGACGCGACGCCGCTTCCCATCTTCGAGAAGTCCTTGACGATCTCGTCCGCTGACTGACCCGACAACTTTTGCAGCCGCGCGGCAGCCGCCGCAGCGTCGTCCAGGGTTTTGCCGACGAATTGCCCGCTGGCGGCCAGGCCCGTCACCAGGTCGCGCGCGGTGCCGGCCGACACATCGCGGGTCTCACGGAGCGAGCGCGCCATCTCCTCGATCTGGCCCGCCGTGTAGCCAGCCGCGCTACCCGTCAACAGCAGCTGCTTGTTCAACTCGTCAGACTGCCGCGCGCCTTCAAATGCAGCGTAGCCAAACGCGGCAGCCACAGCGGCGACAGCCGTGAACGGGGTGATCATGCCCAGGACGGTTTTTGCGACGCCGGACAGCGCCCCCGTCACGCTGCCGAACATGTCGCGCAGCTGGCCGCCCTGCTGCATCATGATCAGGAACGGGCTCTGCCCACCGGCCAGCTGTGTTGCGATGTCGGTCAGCTGCGCGGGCACCATGCGCATGGCTTGCGCCGTCTGCTTCGCCGACATTTCGCCCTGGGCACCAGTGCGCTTGAGGCTTTCGGTCAGCTTGTCGACGGCCTGCTGGCCAGAGACATCGGCGCTGATGTTGACCGCTGCGTCGATATTCATCGCCATGAGGTTCAGTCCTTCGTGTTGAGCACCTGCAGCGCCGCGATTTCCATCACCTGCAGGTCGGCCAGCAGCTCGCGCTGGTTCTCGATGCCCTCGATTCTAAAAAGGAACTCGACCGACTGGTAATTCAGACCGACCATGCCGCCCATCGTCGGGACCCATTGGGTCTGCAGACGCATGAACATCGACACGGCCGGCCAGTTTTCCTCCAGCACCTCAAAGTCGGGGGTTGGGCTGCTTTCGAGGACCGCGTCGATGATGCTCTGATCGGCCCCCATGACCGCCAGGTCGGCGGCCATTTCGTCCTTGACGCCGCCACCTGCCCAGTGGCGCGCGGCGTCCTCTAGTTTTTTCGCTTGATCCCGGTCAGCGAGCCGAGCCAGGCCAGCACGACTGCCGATGCCACCAGAGGGACGTCCAGCAGCTGATCGCGGCTGCGCTCGCTGAAAGGCACGGCGTCGCCGCTGGCATCGTTCACGCCATCCCAGCCGACCAGCACGTCGCGCGCCAGCTCGGTGTCGGTGATGTCGCCTTTCTCGATGCGCTCGCGGATCTCGTTGATCCGGGTCTGCGTCAGGCGCTTGAATTCGGCGTCGAAGGTCTGGCGATCGGTCTTGCCCCCGTTGGACGGGAATTCGACGGTGACCGGCCAGGTGTAAGTGGTGGATTGCGAGATGATGAACATGGGGTCCTTACTGGATGGTCAGGGTGAATTCGTCGTTGCCCAGGGTGGTCGGCGTCATGACGTAGCCGCACTGGATCATCTGCACGCCGCCGTCATCGACGTAGCTGGGGTTCAGCAGGTCGACCGTGCTCGAGGTCAGCACGACCTTGTTGCCGGCCGCCGTTCCGTGCGTGAGCGAGATGGAGCCGAGGCTATTGGCGATGGCAGTCGTGAACCAGTCCTTGGTCGCGATGGTGTTGGCCTCGAACGTCAGCTGGCCTGCCACCTTGCGGTCGGTCAGCTGCACGTACTGGCTGCCAATCAGGGTGCGGAAATCGACCTGGTTGCCCAGCTGGAAGGACAGCTCCTTGAGCACCGGGCTGGCACCGAAGAACGTGAACGGCGTGGTGTTCGTGCTGTTGGCGACCAGCGGGGTCTGAAATCCGGTGTAGGTCACAACCGGCGCAGCGGTGTCGGTCGGCGCGTTGTAGAGGCCAACGAAACGGAACTTGTAGACCGGGATCTGCGCGCTGCTGATCGACAGGTCAACGGTGCCGCGCGCACCCGTGATCTTGTGCAGCACGCCATCGACGTTGAAGTAGATCGTGACCGACTCGAACGCGCTCGACACCGGCTTGTAGTCGACCTTGGTGCTGGCCGTGACCGTTTCGGACATGCCGCACGCGCGCAGCAGGCAGCCATAGCCCGGCACGGTGCCGGCAGTGCCAGAGCCAGCCACCTCGACCTCGAAATCGAGCTCGACGTGCGTGCTGGCCTGAAGCTGCTCGAAGTTGCCCAGGTACGGACGGATCAGCTCGCGGCCGACCATCTGCGTCGCCTGCGGGGTGACGTTGAGGTTGCGAACCAGGATCGCGTTGGCCGCCCCGGTCGGGGTTGGGTCCGTGCCGTAGGTCGTCTCGATCTTGGCGAGAATGGTTTTCTTCCGGGTAAGCAAGGGCATGGTTATTCACCTTCTTGGGAAACGGGTTGCTCGGCAGCCGGGGCCGGCTGTTCGTCGGCCTGCTGCGGCTCCTGCGTGCGCTCCACCAGCACGCGGCGGCCGGTCTTGGGGTCGGCCATGTAGCTGCCGCCCTGGCCCTGAAATTCGTCGTTGAAATCGGTCATGTCGTCATGCTTCCGTAGCTGTGGCGGTACTTCACCACGTAGGTGTGAGTCACCTTCGCGGCAGGGAAATCCGCTGCGATGACATCGTTGCTGGCGTCCTCCAGTTGGATGTCGATTGCCAGCCCGCCTAGGCTTGGATCGGCCACCAGCCGTTGATGAGCTTCGACCATGATCGGGTCGGCCAAGGAATCCGGAGTGTCGCCGCGCGTGTAAACCGACACGTCAACATTCAGCGATCGGCCCAGCAGTTGCACGGTGTCGGGCATCGACTGCTCGCTCGACCACTCCACCGTGATGAATGGCGCAAGGTCGCGCGGGTTCGGATCGGCTTGGCTGCGGAACACCCGGCCAGATACTCCCGCGGTCGGCAGCAGCTTTGTCGTGATCGCCGCCAGTATCTGTTCGCGCTTGCTCGTCATGGTCAGACCACCCTCGACAGCTTTGCCGTCACCAGAGCGCCGTCAGATTTCAGGCGTACATCGCGCACCCGGTATTGCACGCCGTTGACCGTGATTTCGTT